ATAAACAACTTCATACAATCCTTCAGTTGCACCGTGCTGTGTGAATATATCTGAAAGCGGTTCTTGATAAACTGCCGGATAAGCTTCTTGTGCATTCATCACATCATCCACCCATTGCTGGCTATAATCATATGTTGAAACAAGCTGCTGCAATTCCCACTCTGACATCCATACGCGCCTAAACAGTATTGGCGCAGATTGGAGTTCAACTACTTCAGGCGGACAAAAGAACTCATCAAATGGTTTTAATGCAATTACCTGCGGACAGTTTTTAGTTACAACATCTTGCGGTATTTCAGTTTGACCAGTTTCCCTTAGTTCGCGAACCAGCTTCTTAGCGCGGCTTCGTTTTAAACCAAGTTCAGCTTCTAGTATTTCAGCAGCTAAATCATTTTGGTCTGGATCGGCTATCATCGCTGGCAATTGACCAAGCGGAGATTCCTCGCCGGCTTGAGTTGCAATTTCAATCAACCCTTCCATTGTGATTGGAACCATTGTCTTGGTGATTTCGCGCTCCCACTTTACGTGAAGAACACCGAATCCATATTGCTGACCATAGTTAGCTAATAGATTTGCCTCTTGCCTTAAATCACCACGTAGTTTGTTTTCCCTGTAATAGTTCAACAAGCTAGTAACAACTTCAGACTGAGCCGCATCGTTTACTTCAGTTGGTGCTGCACGCAGTATCCCCCGCTGAAATGCTGTAGTACATATGTCTGCATTTTCCGTGCATACCATGTCCGCAAGCCGAACTCTCGTGTCGCTTGCGCCGTCCCAAGGAAACACTTCATCCGTATCATTGGTTTGATGTTTCTTGCCGTCCTCATCCTGTCCGGCCCACACAGCAAACCGCACGTCATCCGCACGAGTACGCCTATAAGCTAGATCGTTATATCCGCCGGCACGTGTGTACTCGGCGATTAGTTCATTTACCTCCATTCAACTTTCCCTTCCCTTTTAAAATAATCATCAATTGTTTGACGTATAAATTTACGTTTTTGTTTCAACGGCACTATGAACCGGATTTCGCTATCGTCAGCGAGTGCATCTAGTTCGATTAGTGTTAGTCCGCTGTACTCCATTGCCTGTGCAGTGGTTAATAATTTTGGCCAGTGCATTAGTAACTTCCTCCTCCTCTACTTTCCATACATCCCTCCTCTACCATTAAATTGTCATCCATAACTAAATATCTGAGGCAGTCAGCAAAATCCTTACAAGCACCGCGATCTTTATCTATATAGGTCCATTCCTTTAATGCATAGATGAGGTTTGGACAGTTTTTGCTTACATACAGCCTTGGATAATTTTCATTATCAATTGGCTGTGTCGGATCGAAATACAAAAGGTCATTTATAAGTGCGACGCCTTCATCGACATGTTTGCCGGACGCAGGATAAAAGTGCATCGGCTCAAATCCGTACTCATCTAAATGCAACTTATCCAATATGCAGTTGCCGTCTAGTGTCCGATTTGATGCGGCACGTGGATCGATTAGACGCAGAAATATTTCTTCACCATCTTCAATCTCTTCAATCAACCGCTTGTATTGCCAAATAGCTAAGGCACCACCGCCTGATTTCTGTGCCGGACCTGGCGAACCATCTGCTTTGTGTGAAGGCACGGCCCAATCACCCATAGATCGATCTGGCCATTCGCGGTAGATATAAACGCAGTCATCGACTACGCGACCCCATAGAAAGCACCAATTGCGGCTACCTGCAGGGTCCGCTATCATCAAATTCATTCCTTCATCTGGAATCTTACCGGGTTCAATAATGTGATCATCACCAAATCTCGGAAACTGATTACCAGCGGTTGCTGTGGCCCAACCATATGCGCGGACCTTTACTTCACCGTCATGCAATCCATACAACCTCTTCTTTAATTCATTGTAGGGGTTGTAGGGATTCCACTTTGTATGAAACCAAATTGCATGCGCTCGTGGTCGCCGGCATCGCATCACATATGGCATTTTACCTTCAGGTCCATTCGGAAGATTTTGACCAGGTAACAACTCCGAATCTTCCCACTCAGTAACTTCGCCAGCACTAATCATATCTTTTACCGTCATCGAATAGCCTTCGATTGGCGTGAAGCTGACAATTAACTTTCCGCTACGTGTAATTAAGCGGTATCTCAGTGTTTCTAGTAAATCGAATGGCACCAATTCATCACACCAAATTAGGTCCGCCTCTAACCCCTCGACCGTCCTTCGGTCTTGGCTATAGTGCATAAAGTGACATTGGCTACCATTTGGTAAAATAAACGCATTCCCAGTAAAACCGTTTTTAACTGAATAAGATACTGAAGCTACATTGCTTTTAATCTTACGCCTGTATTCGACTGGTAAGTATTTATGTATTACCGGCTGTTGTGTCTGAAGTGATGATTGATGAGTTGTATGAAAACAAATGACCCGAAGGTCTTTTTTACTCATCAATGTTTTCACGCACATCTTTGCGGCGTATTCAGTTTTTCCACTTCTATTTCCCCCGCTAATCAGCAGTTCGTCAGATTCAGCTAGAAGCTTATCAGCTTTGGCCCAATGTTCTGGTTCATATCCAAAACGATACGGATCATTGAACTCGTCATAAATACGTTTACCACGACGCAGCATTGCATCACGGAACTCTTTCTCGCCTGCCTCCGTCTCACAGGCAACCGCCGCGTCTTCACGTGACGGCAACCTGTAGATCGGATGCGGACGATAGATATATGGCTCCAGATCGATCAATCTGTAGTGACGATCGTTGGTTCCTTATCTTCTTCCTCGTTACCAGCTTCGGCTGCTGGTCCTATATCAAGCGCAGTTGCTAATACATTAGCTGCATTTTGCACCGCCGCTTGCTGTTGATTAGCCACTTGTAAGGCTAAATTTATCAGCGTATTTAAAGCTGATATTGTCTGTTCCTTGTTATCTTCATTCATCTTTATAACGCAGCCTCAACGCATACACGTAGTGCCACAAATCGATTATCTCTTCCTCTAGTTGACTCAGCTTTACCTTATCAACCAAACATCCTCCGTGTTCAGTCTGACCTGCCATATATTTAGCGTAAGCCAGCGCATTGAACCTTTCCATGCTTTGCCTCGCTATCTCCTCCGGCGGTAACTCGCACCGATACGGCTGTTCAGTCTCTGTCATTTTTGTCCCTTTTGTTGATTGCCGCTACTGCTGTCTTATGCTGCAAATTCCGCTTTTCCTGTGCCATCCAGTTGCCAGTTGCCTGTCCTCGCTTGGCCAACCATTCGTCAGCCTTGCGGTTGAACTCCTTACATTGCGCCATCGAAATGTCATCTGCTGAACTGCCAGGCGCAGTCACATATAATATCTGTCCGTTTAGTCTTCTCATTTTACCAAATACCCGGGTAACGAGGTGATCGACCCATTTGCCGATATTGATCGCCATCCCTTTGAAATTTAATCCGCATGAACTTGCCTTGCCGGTCAGGTCGCCATTTTAAGGCGTTTTGGACCCGAACGCGGTAAGTCCCACCATTGTCGCCTTTGACCTCAACCATCTTTGAATTGCGCCAATCCCAGCGGGTCACACAACCTGTCATCACAAGTGGGACAACTGTGGTCTCTTCGATCTTGAAATGTTGCCGCATCTTGATTAACCCGGCCGGCGTTAGGATTACCTCCCTCTCCAGACGCCAGTGTTCCGGATTAACCAAGTGCTTGTCTCTGAACCTTTTCAGGACTTTACGCGACAACCCCCATTCACCCACTAACAGCTTTTCCAAGTACTCCCCTGGCCTCATCTTCTTCACACTATAAATAGTTGGAACGATCACCCTGATTCCCTCCAGTAATCGATCAGCAGGAAAACCAAGAAAACCTGCTAACCTGAGTGACCGTTCCAGTCTTTTTCAAAAAATTTTTCATATGCTACTACCCATATAGAGAGCCTGGCCTATACCCGAAGGTCTACCCCCTCCCCGGCTCTGGTTGATGTTTGTGGTTAGGTTCAACTTTGATAATCTGCAACTGTTTTATTCTGTTTTAATTGATTGGTTAGTAGACAAAATAGTATACAAATTTTTACACCCTTTATTACCAGTAAGTTAAACCTCACAACCTATGGCTACCTAATCCACCGTTGTTATATTGGCCCTTGGTAACCTGTCTAATACGTCCTCAATCTTGTCATCTTTCACCGACACATGCTTAACTACAGTGGCTGGCATTTCGTTCATTAATAGGAGACTTTTTTCTGTGCATATTCCTGCGATAACCGATGCCTGAGCCGCACTGACTTCATCCTTCTCAAGCTTCTCAATCATTCTATCTGTGGCCATCTCAGCAACCATACCCATCTTAGTAGCCAAGCGTCGCTTAGCCTCTGGGATGGACTCAAAGTGACGGTGCCTCAATACAGACACAGTCGACGGTGCCACTCCGTAAGTCTCGGCCAGGTCGGCAACTGTCCTGCCTGCTATTAAGCCTGCAGCGATGCCTTGGTAAGCCTCTGGGTCTATCTTGCACCCAATACCCTTGGCGGGTTGTTCAACGACGTTTGCGGCGCTTTCTTCGCTTTGCTTCAAATCTTCCATGATAATCTTCTATTAACCTTCTAGCTTTCTCAGCTTCGGATTCAGTTTCGTATGAATCCTTAATTACTGGCATTGGTTCTCCCCTTTCTAACCTTGGTCCGATTGGATGTTCGCCGGCTACCGAACGACATTTCACTTGGTAACAATTCTGGCTTATCTCTTTGACCACAAATCTGCATGTCACTCGTCTCCTAAATTGAACATTGACCAGATAAACCAATGCACCATTGCTACTGCCAAAGTTGCAAAGAACAACAAAGGCATGCCGGATAGAAATGTTGCTATGATGAACAACATATACCACTCGTGTAATTCCAACCTGTTTTCGCCTCTATCGTTTAGCTTCATTTCGGTTTGCTTAATGACTTAGCGAACTTCGGCTTAGTCTTCTTCATTACAATATCCTCAGCTAACGCGATTAGATCAGGATGCTTATTACAGGATTCAAACTTGGCTACATCACGGTTGAACACGATGTCGAACTTGGCTTGGCAACCTGCGCGGTTCTTGGCCACTCCTATTTGGCAAAGCTTGCGGCCTTCGATCTTCATTGCTTCATCTTCGCAATAAATCATCATCACAACATCAGAGTCGGATTCGATTGATCCAGACTCACGCAAGTCTGCCAGGCGTGGCGCACGATTTTCATTTTCCACGGCACGATTAAGTTGTGCTAATGCGATTACAGGGACGTCCAACTCTAAAGCCATACGCTTTAAGCCACGGCTAATCTCGCCAACATCCTGTACTCGGTTACCGCCACGACCGTTTGGCTTAACAAGCTGCAGGTAATCAACAACGACTGCCTTAATGCCTCTGTTCTTCACCATCCTCCTAGCCTCGGCTCTTATTTGGCTGATAGTAATGTCAGTCCTTGAATTGATAATAAGCGGCGCCGCATTTAGCGTTGGAATTGCATCTGCGGCTTGCTTAATCACTTGTATACGTTGCTGTTCGTCATACTCGTGATTGATAAACGACTGCATGTTCACTCCTATGTATGAACTAAGCATTCTGGTGTTCAACTCGTCCTCTGACATCTCTAAAGAAAAGAAGGCGACAGGCACTTTCTCAGTCATTACGAGGTATTCTGAGATATTCATTGCAAGCGTCGTCTTACCGACAGATGTTCGCGCTGCTATCGTGATAAGCTGTCCACCACGCAAACCGCAAAGCACTTTGTCCATCTCATCGTAACCAGTGCGAAGCCCCATAATGCCGCGACCGTTGTGCGCTTCTATCAACATGTCTTGAACCCTCGTGAACGATTCAACGCGAGTGTTAGCGTCGGTATCGTGCTTTAGCTTTCGCAGGTCAAAGAGTCGCGTTTCAACTTCATCAATAAATTTGTCTAATTCTTCTTTAGCCACTCGCTGCTGAACATCGGAAGCTAGATTATAATATTCACGGCGGCGCTTCTGTTCACGCAGAGGCTTTATCCAATAAGGTAAATTAGACCCAGTCGGTGCCGCATCAACTGCTTTAGTAATATCGCCAGGCGACAAGTCAGCAATTGAACGAGTTGCCATCACTACATCAGTTTCATCGAAATCACCTTTCTCTGATAGCTGACCCATCAATAACCAAATCGCCTTATTGTTTAGTTCGTTAAACCAAGACTCATCAACGCCGGCTGCTATTGCGTCGCTATATGCACCTAGAACACAACAGCCAAGCAGACCCTCTTCTGCCATTGCATCGAATGGAATTAGTGACACTTCAGCACGCCTCCTATTTGTCTCGGCTCAGCATTATCTGTTGGTAAAATGCCATTAGGCCCAACCCACTCTTTGGGATCATCGTTATACCGTTCACCGTTAAACCAAGTAGCCGGATGCGGAGTATATTTGCGATCCTCGTTCGACTTAGACCTTTCACATTGCGCGTACAACTCAGTCATACGGATTAAATCGCCGGCATCGGTCTTCTTCAGTGCTTTGTCGATTGCCTTTATTGCATTCGCCTTACCAACCTTTCTTGGATAGGCGGCGTAAATTTCCTCGGCCGATGGACCAGTTTCTTTATTGCCTTTATTATTGCCTTCTTTGTTCCTGTCTGGCTTGCGTCTTTCTTGTGTCCCAGCTTGCGTCCCAGCTAGTGTCGAAGGATTCTGATACTGCTTCCAATTAACAAAGGTAATAAGCGTGTGCTTGTTGCCTCTTTGCGTCTGAATCATTTGGTCTGCTTCTAAATCATTCCAAATTGATATGACCTTGTCTTTCTGAACTCCGGCTCGTTCACCAAGAACGCGAGCGCCAGTAACAAACTGGCCGGGTTTCAGCTTCTTCCTACTACCATTGTAATGCGCGTCCCATTCTGAATGAGAGGCCATCAACAACATATGAACAACGACCGACATCCATTTCGGATCGCTTGACCTCGCGTTATCTTTGAGGCTTCTGTGTAACAATATATATCCCTGAGTGTGCATAAAAAATTTACTTCATTAATTCGCGGTTCAACTCTGAAGCATCGAAGAACCAAGTTAGTGGCATCCAGTCACGCATCCTGCGCTTTTCTGCCTTCTTAAAAAAATCGATTGCCGAAACCCATCCGACATAATCGAAACCGTCTTTAGTACTTCCTCTGACCAACGCAAAAGCATCAGCCGAGTTCTTTAAATTAAATCTAAGAGGAACCAGTAAGTTGCCACGAGGGTGGTCAGTAGATTTCACGTCAACGGTCATGCCACTTGGCATCGTAAAATCTACGTGGTTAGGGCCGTCCACATTTGTGTTTGGAAAGATGTTGTGCATCTTAGCGAACGCCCATTCAGCACCAATACCCTCAACTTGAATTGTAACTCCTGACTTACCTTCAGCGACCTTGCATTCAGTTAACCCATTAGCTTTAGCGTACTCATTAATGTGTTCGCCATACCATTTGGCGCACCATTCTTCGCACTCATTAAGCTTATGGAAATAGGTCGGCATTAAGCAGCTTCTTGAGGTATTGGATTGTACTTCTTGGTCCAACACCAAGTGTGAAACAGGTTCACAAATATCTTATAAGCCTCATCCACTTCTTCATCTGTCCAAACCTTCTCAAATATCTGAGGTTCGTTTGAGTTGATGATGACGCTTACAACATGCGGGTTAGTGCCTAAGCACTCACGATATGCTGCTAACTGCAAAAGCCACTTCTCGAAAAAGCGCGGCTTATATTCGTTCTTCTTGCCGGATCGCTTTAAATTCGATGTTTTCCAATCAATTAGACACATTCCGTGTTCCTGGTGATCGATCAGCGCATCTGCTTTACCGGCATATCCGAGTTCAGAATTGACCAATGATTTTTCAGTCCATTCAACTGATAGGACGTTGGATTGGACCCAATTATAAACCTCGTTCAGCCACGCATCCTCAGTGTCCCATTTGTTATCCCACAGGATAGCCTCAGCGCCATTGTGAACCTCAGTGCCACGCTTTGCTGCATCCATTGCAGGCTTACGTGACTCGGCAATAATCTGCTTTGCCAGTGCATCTAAGTCATTCGACTTTTCATCGTCTGGAATGGTCAACGCCGAGGTCACAAGCATGGTTTGTTTCCATGCCTCTAACCCCGGCGATGCCATCACCTTTATGACCTCTGTTACACTCGGGAAAAGATATTGCTTACGCGCTTCTCGCAGTGTGGCGCCGTAAGCCGGTTCACCATCTGGCTTGTACCAGTGATTGGTGGACTCAGGTGTAATTAATTCTTTTGCCATCTTTAAAAATTGAATCCTCCGCACGAAGCGGAGGTGTTAATCAGAACGGTGCCTGATCTTTATTGGCTAATACTTCCTTCACATTCGCAAACGTCTTCATTCCATCGTCACTCTTGTTGTGCTTTATCAACACACTACAAGAACGATTAAGGATCGAACGTATATCGAATTTGGTTTCTTCGCCTGGGTTTAGTGCGCGACCAATAATGGCCTCCACTGCTGGTCTTAGCGCCGATTTTGGATGGAGGCTAAATGTAAAGGCACGCGTGGCAATCATGTCGCCACCGTCTCCGGTCTTTTCTTCGACCAAAAACTTAACCTTGATTTTCAGCTTCTGCTTACCGGGATTAAACCGGTCATCCACAAGTTCAGGAGATGTTACCTCTTGAACTGTTGCGCTATGTAGTCCCTCGCTAACGGGGACGAACTCACCGTCACCCATTGAGGGGACGATCCAATCATTACTTTCCATTACCATCTTCTTTACTTCCTATAGTTTCTGGCACTCTTTTAGCGCCGAGAAAATTCATCATGTCCTCCATCGGAAGGATCGCTATCCAGTTTTGGTGGTTAGCCTTAAAAGCTACTATTGGAGGAAGGGCGCCATCAGCATCGTTGATCGCCTGATCTAACGCGTCTTGTAAGCGGAGCCTGTTTGTTCGTTTAACCTCCCAGTGGACAGGCAGCGACGAAATGACATCGGGGTTCTCAAGGGAACCACAGCCAAACTGAACTCCTCGTCTTGCTTCGATTGGAGACCCATCTCCCATTTGAAATTTTTTGAGATATGAGGCGAACTCAAGTTCTCCTCGCTTGCCTTTGGAACGACTATTCAATGGAACCTCCTAGCACTTTGGCTAAGCTGCTTTGTGGGATTCTGACGATTCCACCGACCTTAATTCTCTTCAAAATGCCGCTTTCGATCCAGCGATCTACAGTCCGAGGCGTGATTCCAATGATGTTTGCAACGTCATTTCTGCTATAAAAGCTTGGTTTTTGTGACTTAATCATCCTTTTTTGCCGATTTTCAGTGTTTTAGGCTAAATTACCGGCGACCCCTCAGTCTTTAAGGACCTGCGTAATTTTTAGCAACCCCTATTTGATCAATGTGAAAAAATAATTTTCCATTTTGCGTCTATACATTAATGTTTTTAGGGGTTGACATGCTATATATACAGTGTAATTCTGACCGCCACACAGCACAGACTGCGTCTACGCTATAAACCAAAAATCACTACGCTAATGGCACTTAAACCAAAAACTTACAGTAAAGGTCAGATGGTAAACCCTATGGATAGGATCATTATCAATGCTGGACCAAGCCTTACACCAGAAGAGGCGGCATCGACTTTCGCTAGTCGACATGTAAGTGATGATCTTAGAAAATTGTTAGTTGGATTCTTTTCAACGCAAAAAGGCGTCGACAATAAACTGAAGCGTATTGAGTTTCACACAGTGCGGTATCCGCGAATGGATTATACTCTTAATCAAGAGATCGATTATGAGGTTAATCAGTGGCGAGACAACATTAAGGCAAAAAAAGAACAAGGTAACTCTAAGGCAGCAGAAAGTCTTATAGAACACGGTCCCTTCGGCCCTGGCTTAGACGCTTCAATTTATAACAGAACTGACGCCACAGTAGATTCGGAAGAATGGTATCAATCAGGATATTCTCTGCCTCTTCAGATTATCACTTCTAAAAGTAAGCTTTCAGATGAGGACGCAATCCTCGCTATGATTTGCTACCTTAAACAAGTAAGAGAGGAAGAATTATCTTGTGACGCTGTTAGTTTTTTATTTCCTGATAAATCATGGGAAGGATTATTCAATCTTAAAGCATATAAAGAATTTGCTGACTGTGTAGATAAAGAAGGATTCCACAAATTAATCGAGAAAGCAGAGAGAAAGTTCTCTGTTCATTTTAGTCCGCTTAAAGATACTTACGGTCCAGAGGCTTACAACGTTACTGCTACTGTTATTGAGTGGAGTATTGTAGAAATTATTAACTACTGGGGTGCATCTAATAACTACAAAGAATTATTATGCGGTAACAAAAAATGGTATGAAGAGCCTGCTAGTATAACTAAGAACTTCCGACTTGATTGGCCAACTGTGCGCGGTCTTGAAGAATCTGCCTCTGTTTGCAGCCAGACACAGACAGATATTGTTGAGGCTTTAGTTAAAGAACATGTAAGCACTTATGTTGCTAAAAGGATGGAACAAAGAACTGTTGAAGAACATGTTGATCCTACTTCTTTAGAAGGAGATTGGCTTCGCTGGAAAGCCGCACTTAAATCATTACCTGGTTTTAAAATAAACGAACAAAAAGGAGCGCCAACAACTAAAGAAGAACTTGATAAGGCGATGGAAAACGTCAACTACCATCTTAATTCACTGGCAAAATGGACATCTACAATCAAAGGTGAAAAATATGATCCTGATGATTTACCAAAAACAGTGGAGGCAGTGAAGGAAGCATGTGATGAGCCTGACCACTTTCATTTTGCTGTGAAAAGCAGCGAGAACCCACTTAGGCATGCAACTGTTTTAAACACCGCAAAATACGAGAGACCTTTTAAGCCTGCACAAAAAACTTCAACAGCCGGTCACGATAACCCGTTCTTGAATATTGAGCCGGAATTTTTCAACGTAGCATCATACTTTAATAGTATCGCCGAATTTCAACAGATCGTCGGCTTTGAAGTTAATCTCGATGATAAGACTGCTGGCTGGAAATTTGGCGATTTAGTTATAGAGTATAATCATCAGTTTGAATCTTTTATCGGCGGCAAACTAGAAGACCACGGTTGCACGAGACTTTCAGTTCAACTCTTAGATGGAATTAACGGCACCAATTTTACAGAGGCTGATTATACAAACACCGTTAAATCGCCAGTTACCGGGCTTCCTTTATTAAAAGTAATATTCCCAGACCTGCGAACCGTAAAAGAAATCTCTGATCCAAACGAATACGATCTCGATTGGTTACCAATGGACGACTATTCCCCTAGCGAAGATGATATAGATATAGATGAAGTAGCCAGACAACTTTAATTTTTGACGATGCAGAATAGAAACATACAACCAACTGAAGCAAAGATTCAGATCAATGTCCGTTCAAGGAACGATGTCACAACCAACAAGGACCACCTCGATACAATCATGGAGGCATGGTCTATCGATAACACTACTCCTCCCCTGTTTACTTGGGCCGAAGCATTTAACGTTCAGCTAGATGAACTATCAGTCCTAATTATAGAACGCGCCGATAGTCGCGCTGTAACTGTCACAATAGATAATTAATTTAATATGATAAACTTACCTCATATAAAACAAAACCGGACCGTCGACGCAGACGGTGAGAATAACACCATCGACCAACTAAGCCTCCTAGAACCACATGTTCAAAACTTAGTTGTGAATGGTGCAGTGATGGCTGAGATCACAGACTACAGGGCGCCATACATGCCTCGTAGGATGCCAAAGGCAATGAGTAACAAAGGGTTCTCCCATATTAACAACATCGCAAAAACCGATCGTTGTCCGTATGGCACCACAACCATATACAAAGCAATCAAGGACGGCAGGATCAAACCTGAATTTGTGAAGCCTGGTACACCTGCAAATCGACACAAAAGAATACACGTCGAAGAAGCTGTTAAGGCTTTGAAGAAGACCGTGAAGTTCACCAAGAACAACAAGTCTAAGATTAAAATTAAAAGTTCAAGGAGGGCCGAGTTTGCTTTCATCTCAGAAGAGAGATTCATACGAGAATGCAAAAAGCTTGGCACAGACGAGGTGCTAGACCGCCTCATAAAGGCGGATAAACAGAATATAAATGAAAACTAAGATTGAATTAAAGAATGGGAATAAGATTTCCGCTTTTGTTGAATTACATCAGCTTAAACAAGATAGAGGAGGAATCACATGGCGATGTAGATACTCAATTAAGGGTAAACAAAAAGTGTTTTCTGCTAATAGGCACGATAGTAAAAACGAAGCGTTAATCACAATAAATCGTAAAATTCACGATGTAGTCAACGAAGAAAAGATTAAATCAAATCGATCCACTGCACCGACGCTTACTGAAATTGCTAAGGCATATTTAGCCGGCTCTGCCAGTTCTCTTAGTGCCTCACAGGATACCAGAAAGTTGAACTTGTCTGCGCTCAGCAATGTCACCAAAGGCATTGTTCCTGGCGGTGAACCAACGTTCAAAAAGCTAAACGACGGTTCATACAAATTAGTCGACGGCGGTTTCTGGGATAACTTCAGGCTAGATAAACTAGTTAAGCGTGTAGCCAAGGACTTCTTAGATAGCCGCATGGTCGGTTACAAAGAGAAGACTGATGAATGGTATGTTCGCGCACGCGGTGCCAACGATCGGCTTAGACAAGCACGTGGTGTATTCACTGAAGAGGTCAGAAATGAAATCTACGTAGAACTCTTTAAAATGCCTGACTTGGAAGACAAGAAGACTGGATTCCTAAAAGCACGCTATTTGAAGACTCGTAAGAAGATATACAAGGCGCCAAAGCAAGCTGTCATTGATGAGATATTGGAAAAAGTCGGTGTACTTAAAACTGAAGACCCAGATATTTATGGCTGCTTCTTACTACAATATGGCTGTGGCCTTAGTTGGGGTGAAGTTATGCACGCACAGTATAGTTGGCTTGCAGAATCTGATACCCCTAACAAGGACGGTTCTACTAGATACGAAATCAATGTGCAGCCTGTTGCAGATTGGGTTCCTAAGTGTGAACGTCGCGAACGAAGTGCCACTGTCCCCGCTAACATCTTTCAAAAGATTTTGGACCTTCGCTATGCAAAGCGCCCTATTAACTGGCGCGAAGAGGAGAAGGCTGAAATTAGTGATCAAGATTTAGCTAAGCTTGTTTGGTCAAAGCCATGCCGGCAAGTCGCTAAGGAACTTGGAGTGACTTCATCCACGGTTTGCAACTACTGCAATAAGCGTGGTATCCGCAAACCTGAGAGTGGTTTTTGGACCAAGGTACGCCTCGGCCAGGTGGAACACCCTAACGGTAATGTGCCAGCGGATGCTTTTGATGGCCCTAAATTGTCCCCTGCTGATCCGAAGCCAAATGATGGCTTCATTCTGCAGCGTCATCGTTGCGATGGCTACACAGGCGCGAATCGTCGCCTAGCACGTTGGTTTAGGGAGAACATTACTGGATGGGACCGCAAACAGGTTGGTCACGAACTCCGCAAGATTAATATCAGCATGGTTATATGTTCGACTGGTAGCTTGTACCAAGGTTCGAAGCACGCCGGCCATTCATCCTATAAGACTACTGAGGAGTCTTATGGTGATCTCTTAGAAAATGCACCAGTTGATATACCTCTGCCTGAAAACGAATAATTAATAGCCGGCTAGGGGTGCTGCCGGAGTTAATCGCACCTCTGTATGTTTACATTATTCATTGTGTTGGACCTCGTCAGCTTCGGCTGGCGGGGTTTTTCTTTTATTGGTAGGCTTCCGGCATCGACCCACTCATCGACAAAAAAGAATTAGCCAAGCGCCTCCAGGTGACGCCCAGAACCATTGAAACGTGGATGAAGGAAGGCAGGCTTCCTTACATGAAGATGAATCGATCAGTGAGGTTTGAATGGGACATGGTCCTAAGCAGCCTCAAGCGTGACTACGGTCACAATATTCCTCTTCAGTAACTGAGGGTCAAACCCATCAAACCCAAATGCAAAAATAGGTATTTATACTAATTTGTATACTACCCGTTTTATTCAAAATCACAATAACGCTCGATTTCTATAAAATTTGTATACTAATTTGTATACTAATTTGGGTGTCTAAACCCCTCTTTTGCTTTCTTTTACTGTCTACAGTGTTTTATTGAAGAAGAAGTAAGGCAAATTCATTTAACCACTGCTATTATTGATTAAACCGCCTGTTTACTAACAAAAAAGATGGTACGCGCGGCGGGGGTCGAACCCACAACCTCTGGCTTCGGAGGCTAAAAGATATGAAATGATGCTAATTTTGGGGTGTAATTTTAACCAATAAAATCAGTACTCAAATGAAGCAGAGTAGACATTAGGTCATAGTAAAAAAATTTGTATACTAATTTGTATACTAGTCACTCTTCGTCTTCATCTCGAAGTTCTTTGATCGCCTGTTGGATTACGCAAGCCTTGGCAGTTTCTAGAATGCCGATGATTTCAATCGCTGGAACTTCGGTCACATGATTGTGGACAGCTTCGCCTATGATGTCAGCGAATGACTGGCGGTCATAGAACTCTCGGTCGCTGTAATCATTCGGTGCGATCATCTGGCATATTCAGGAGGCTGAAGTGCTTCCTGATATTCGGCTCTTGGGTACTGGCGAATATTGAACCCGCCTAACTTCAAAGCCTGCAACTCTGCCTGCTGTGTTGTCCGTGTGGCTTCCGGTATCAGACCAAGCCTCAGATTGCCGTGGCGGTCTCTGAACTGCCTAGCCTCTGGACGGCCTTCTGCGAGGATTTGTTTAGCCTCAGACCTCAATGCCTTGCGCTCTCTCTTCTCGCCTCTCACAGGCTTCTTAGCGACATCTTTGACTGTCCCTTGCGCCATCGGCAACTCGGTTAAGCCAAACTTGTTTAGCATGCGATCTACTACGCCACTGGCATGACCAAGGCGGACTGCCTCCCATGCGCCAGGTTCATAGTCCAGCACCTTCGACCTAGTCTTTCGGCGACTGGTTGGATCAATAAGCATCATCACCTCGTCGAACTGGCGCCGGCCAGGAACTAAGGTAGTCATCGTCTGATCCATCACATAAAAGGTAAGCGGCACATTAGATGCATATGGGTCTGTAATCATCGTAGGAGGTCGATCGCCGGGTTCAGTTGTGGTGGTGTCGTATACCTTCTCAACTACCTTTATACCTCCTCCAAGCGTGAAGTAGTCTTTAAGTAAGTCTGCGCCTTGGCTTGAATATGTTCTTAATGCAGTGCTGGCAGCGGCAGATGGTCCATCCTGTTCATATGCTTTTTTGGCATCTTGTTCTGCCAATATAATTGCGCCAGCCATTACCACTGGCGGAAACTGTCTAGCGCGCCACCAGAAATCTGAATCGTCATCGTCATCAATTCCAAGCAGGCGGAAGTACTCAGACAGATTGATACGGTTAGCTGTGATCAATTGGCGTGGAAGCTTCTTAGATTTCATCTCGCCAGTTACAGGGTCGATATATTTGTAAGTAGCTGAACCAATTCGTTCACGCGCCTCATCATCATCCTCTCCACCTCTAAGCACCTTATCCAATACCCAGAAAGCACCGCCTCCAGTGAACATCAATAAAGTAGTTAGGTTAGCCAAAGCATCGGCACGTTTGCCTTTTGGCACCTTTCCAAGAAACACCTTCACAGCCGACGCACGTTCTAACTGTTTAGCTGACCAGTGATAAGCAAACCTTGGGAACGGCATTAACAAACGTGAGTAATCCGTTCCTGCCATGAAATTAATAAAATTAGGTGAGTCGCTGTAATTAAGATAATCAAAGTCAGCCAACTCCATCGCCTGGATTCGATCCTGCTTTGGCGGTCTAGCCATATAGCTTGCAACCTCAATCTTCAAAGCTTCACCAGACAGACCCTTATCTTTAGCACGTCTTACTGCCTTGGCTTTTAGGAAAGCATAAGTCGCACGTTGTTTAGCGCGAATATCAATGTTGCCGTATTGGATTGCCTGTAATGCTGCAGCACCTATTTCACCCTGGCGTAAATACTCCCAAGGTTTGACGTGGTGCTGGATCTTCAAATCCTCTAATGCAGTTGATCCTTCAAATACATCATCTGGCATTATCTCTTCAGCGAACTGATCAAACTCAGTTTTCCAGCCAACCATCTTTCTAATAGCGGCGAACTTGTAGAACTGAGAAGTAAACAGATTCTTAGCGAACCTCAAATCATCTACACCAGCTTTGCCTTGCAGCGAAGCCAGCTTCAACAATCCGCTGGTTGTGTTCTTTGCAATTGCCTCTGCGGTGAACATATCGTTCGACAGCACGTTGATCACGTATGTGAACGGATGCGCCAAAAGTGTCTGTGTTGAATTACGAATGGCCCATGCACCTGCACGGATCAACCAATTATGAACCTTCTCGGCGGCATATCCATCTTGAAGCAACTTAACTAAGCGCTCGTTGATTTGATAGTTCTTGCCGCGCATCTTTAACGCTTCACCAATAAACTTAGAATATGAAGCCAAGTCACTTGGAACTGATTTCTTGCTTAGCCTTTTCTCAATCTCAGTGTCAGCACCGATAGTACTGAAATTCTGAAATGCTTGAATAGCATCCCACACAACATCGATGCCTGTAGATAGTCGGACGTGACCAGGCAATAGTTTCTCACCCGGCTTAATCGGCTTAGCACCATGCCGAATGATGTTTTCAAAGTATTCCTTACGCGCTTTCTCTCGGATCGCTTGGTAAGCGCGAATACTGAAGCCTTCAAACAAACCCTGCAGATCGCCGCCTTTGCGTGAGTAACCTGCAAAAACAGGCTTACCGCTTACCTCATCCTCTTCGTATTCAGGCGCAATCTCCCCTTCCCTTGCGGTTCCGGTTTTGTATTTGCGACCAGGTGAACGTGACCCAGCCTTTGGATTAAATACACCTTTGAGTGCGCCAAGCAGGCTTCGGCTAACTATGACGTCTGGCGTGTAGCCGGCAACGCCAACCATAGGATCTTCACCTTCAGCAATATCCTTTTCACCCATTAAATATTCTAGGCTGAAGCGATTGAATGCCGGAACCTCAACTCCGTTAACCACTGTGCGTGTTTTCTTAAATGCCGGATCAATAAACTGATCGACGGCCCAGATCATGTCAGGAAACTCATTAGCAAAGTGATCATATATTTCACCCTGCTGTTCAGCGGACACCTTTCGGATAAGCTGATAACCTTGCCTGCCATCCACTACAATATGGTTAGCGATTATGAGTTCATCCATTTCCCCGGTGACCTCGTCTTTAACTAAGATTTTATGACCAGGCTTGTGACCTTGTTTTTTAAATTCTTTTAAAGGCATCATTCCGGCACGCATTTCAAAGTCTGTGAAATTGAAAGTGCCATCTTCATTCCTGCCTATAGCATTTAGATGCGCTGATATTGGTAGTGCCAGCTTGTAAAACTTCTTGAGACGCTTGGCCCACTTACCAACTCTAAACCATTTAGGAAGTTTGTATCCAGTCTGACTATCCCAGGCATCATTGACTAACTTCGTATGAAGTTCTTCAACTGTTTTACGAACTGCACGCGCAGCGTATGCCTCTTCTAGTTCAAGTTTTTGCTTGGCACGTAGAGTTGCTTGTCCTCCAAAGTAAACTATCTGCCTACTCTTTCTGCCAAATGTCTGCTTGATGATTGAGTTAACAGTACTGTTGTTTTCCTCCTCAATATTCTCAACTTCGATTGCTTCGTAGCCTTCAATAACATTGATGCGTTCACGCGCCTTTGGACTGACACGCACTGATAACCTCGGCGGCGGAACTCGTTCTTCAACTACTGCAGCTTCTTGCGCTGCTAAAGCTTCATCATAGCTTTGTGAATACGGAATTTCTTTTGCGCCTTTTAGATTAAAGGTGCCGGCACGTTCGCCTAGAGTTAACGGTTCTCCGCCTTTATATGCCAAGAACACAACATCCGGCTCGCCGTTGTTGTAGCCTTGATATGTTGTTTTGTCCCAATCAGGTGGTGCTTGGCTATCGTCCCAAGGCAGTCTTGCGACCGGCTCAAAACCGTAGTCAGCATAGATGTCTGGAAGGACGGTATTGAAAGCATCAGCTTTTTTTGCGCCTCCAGCTACAGCCACATTTAGCAATGAACGAATTGGACTGCTTGCACCTTTGCGTGTGTTACTAAACACACTAACCATATCCCCGTCAGGCTTAACAGCTATACCGCTTTTACCATCTGGCGAAACGAATAACCGCATCTTCGAGTATTCGGCTGCTTTGTATGCGTATACAGAACTGCCATGCTTGTTGCCTTTCTTGGCTTCAAGAATCAGGTTGCGGAATACTTTACCGGACTTCGGTTTTAATTCGACTACCGGACCTGTGTAGGTCGGTCGGCTTTTTGGAATTGATTGGGATAGTTCAACCTCGGTGCTGGACGGATCGAATACCGTGCCAACGTGATCCTTTAAATCAGGCCGAAGTTTTCTAACTCCTCGATTGCCTTTTCGCGGGGTAAATCGTGCGACTTCATCACCCGGTCTACCAATCCGTCGTTCAACTGATGGACGGTCTTCGGCTGGTCGTTTGATGATTCCTCTGATTGCTTTTTCGCTGTAGCCAGCGTCCCTAAAAATTGCTGCATCGACGGCATCCTGCCTTCGTTTTGCAGCCGCTGAACGTCCTTTTGCAATCCTTGGGGGTTTAATGCCTTTTTCATTTAATAACTTTTCTGCTGCGGATTTGTACGAATACGATTTTATATTCGCACCGAGTGCGGCCCAGAGTTGCTGTTCGTAGTACCACCAGACAGCCTGGAACTCGCTAGGAGTTAAACCTACTCGTTCGGCTGCTGCAAGTATGAACGCATCCATGCGCTCTCTTTCTGTGTCATTCCTCGGTGCTTCAACTATCTTACCTTTATCATCAAGCGCGGTTCCCATTAAACGGTTCCACGAACGACTGAACCAAAGGTCTTTGGTCATCTCTTGCGAGATACCATTTAGGTTCAAAAAGAACGGACCTCCTTTAGGTCCAAAAATGTGTGCGCCATACTTCATGTCATCAGCGTAACCACTGACGTGCTTGTTGTACTGGCGAAGTTCACTAACTGGATGCTTTGTTTTAAGCCACTTGGCTGCACCCTTCTCACCAAACTGATTAACCAATAGACTAATGCGGTCCATATTCATCTCAACGATGTCGCCGCGTGCTGTCCATCCTTTGCCATCTGGCTGGCGTTTTGGCAGGTTATTAAAGGTTCCACCTGCTGCTTCGTAAATTCTAGCTGCCGTTGCAAAGTTCTGCATCGGTGTTGTGCCATATGATGTTGGCGCCAACAGTGCTTTGAATAAGGTCATATGTTCCGGCTTCTTCATTGCCTCATATGCCAGGACCAAAGCCTTATCCATATATTTGATGTCAGCTTCATACCAATCAACACCACTGTCTGGCTGCTGTAATTGATAAGTAACTTCATCAAGCGCATTGACCATCGCCTGCGCTATCTGTCGATTCTCTTCAGATTCTAAAGTGAATTTCTCGCCTGTAAGTTTAAGTGATAAATCCTCAAGCGCGTTTGCAACATCCTTAGTTGATATTGATCCGCCTTTACCTGTGCCAACAATTCCCATTGGCATATCAACAAACTCACGACTGCCAACATTACGGACCGATTGCCTTCCAGCTTCTGGTTTAGACATTACACGGCCACGCACTCGCGGTGCCGGTATCGGCTCTGCATAACGCTCTGCATCAAGCATTGGATAACCGTACTTGATTCCTCCTTGCTGAATATCAAACCCTGATCCTGGCTGCACTAAATGGCGTTTAGCATCTGATCTAAATTCTTTTTCGTTATTATATATAACCGGCTCTCCAACAGTTGCCTCACCAATATATTCAGCATCTCCTTCGCCTGTCCTTGTAATACGAATGCGCTGACCAACAGCAGCACGTAATGAATCAGTGTTTCTTGTCTCAACAGTTTTCTTACCGTCAACAATAAGATCGGCAAATCTTGCGTCAGCCTCATTACGAACATTGACTCCTCTCAACTTGTCTTGAACTGAATATTTAATCTCACTTGATGGTTCGACATCTGGTTCACCAACCTCAACCTCAGATTCAACATCGTCAGGCAATGGAATAGTCACCGGCTCAAGAGTGTCTTCAGGCTTCTCGCGCATTCCAACTTCACCGCGATCCACTCGTCTTAATATAGATGCAGCAGATCGGATGTTTAGCATCCCTGTAAATTTATCGTATAGCCGTTTGAAGATTCCATCATCACCACCGCGCTTAACATAATATTCATAAGCACGTGCGACATCTTCCTCCTGCCTAATATCGTCCCGATCTTCCCTGCTATATTTAGATACCAGTGTTTGATATTCCTTTTCGGTCATCAACCCAGTCTCACGCAGGAAGTGAATTGCCTCATGCCTGAAAGTGCCAATATCAACACCAGCACCTAACTGCATCAAATATGAATCAGGAATCTCAACCGCATTGCCATCAGCATCAACGACACTGTTCTTTGTGAATGCACCAATAGTGACTGCCTCTTGAAGTTTCTCGTCTTGTTCTTCTTTAGATAAAGCATCCCACTCTGACTGTTCCATGCCAGTCTCAGACAAGTATGATTGAACATCGACGTCACCCTGCATCTCAGTGAAGTCGATTTTCAGTTCAATACCATTATCAAGTTTTACATCGTATCCAGATTCGCTGTCAGTGACCTCACCGCCAAGCACTGTCTGTACATCTTTTGCTTTAACTCTGTGTTTACCTAACCTGATTGGATCAAGCACACCGTCTCCGAGTGCTGTCGCCTCTGTTTCAATCCTCGTTTCAAGGCTGTCCGGCTTCTCGGCAACCTCAACCGTTCCAAGGTCGAATGCGCCACGGTAGTAACTATTGGGGTTCGCGTTCTCGTGTTGTTCAATTAGTGTCGTGAGATCAGAATTAGTATCATCAACTTTGATATACTCGTGTGTGGTTCCAAGCGGTTCGCCTTCTTTAATCTCTGGCACGCGCTCAAACATTATCACCCGTCCGTTGTGACCTTTGAGTCCATCAAGTTCTTCTGACCCATCGATAAGTTTCTTAGCTTGTTCGTTAGTATATCGATCGCGGTATATCGCAGTATTACCTTTTGCTAAGAAATCATTTAATTCTTTAACCTTCTGTTCTTGGCTAACATCAACAGCAGTTTTAACCATTCGGCCAGGCGCGAGTATGTATGGCATTGCCTTCAGCGTCTCACCTGTTGTTTCAAGTAAGCGATCACCTAGCGGAGTGCCTTTCATATCAACATCAGATATTGATTGTGCAATCGCCTCGCCAGCAGCCATTGTGATTTCCTGCGCGACTTCTTGTCCTACATTGGAAGTAACATCAGCACCAAATTGAATAGCATTACGTTTGAGTGTGCCTTTAACTTTATCAGCAATCTTCTGTACGACGAATCGCTTCATTCCAGGCGCAACCTTAGAAACCTGCGCGTACTCAAGTAGCGCATATGGAATACCCATTCCTTGTGCAACTGGTGCTGCGACATTATGAGGGACGCCTTCTTCACGTAGATCGGCATATAAAGAACCAGCACCTTGTCGGAACCAATACTGAGTAGAACCAATTGTCATCCCTGCTGCTGCAGCCACTGGAACAGTTACCACTTCTTCAGGCGCTGCAATCTGCGGTCCGGCTTGACCAGCAACTAATGCAGTTGTGCCTAATGCTGTCCCATAAG